AGCATTCCTGTTACTTCTTTGTATTGAGAGAAGTCTTTAGCTCCCCCATTACCTAGAAATTCTGTTGCAGAGGACATATCATCCTCGATTTTCTTTTTAAGCACGTCAAAGACGGTTTTAGCCATGATTATTCCTTGTTACGTTTGTTTTCGACCTCGCTCTGAGTTTTCATTAAGTCTAGGTCGAGTTTAGTATTAGCTGTCCTTCTATCGGCAGCTAGTTTAGCTCCGGCTTTCTGAGCATCTATTTCCAACTCTTGTCTTTCGATTTCGAGTTGTTGCTGATCTATAGCCACATCAGCTTGGTCTTTCTGCGTTTTACGCTGTAACTCAGCCTGTTTGAGTTGCATATCGGCTTGGTCTTTCTGCGCTTTACGTTGTACATCCTGCTGCTTAACCTGTAATTCTGCCTGTTGTAGCTGGAACACGGGGTCTTGCTGCTGTTGCTGCGCTTGTTTCTGCGCGGCTTCTTGTTTATGTTGGTCGGTTAGCTGCTTGCCACCTTCGGATATGAGGCGTGACAACTGAACTTCAATCTCTTCAGGTAGCTCCTCATTCGGTGGGGGTAGTGCAACGCCCAACTTCTCTTCCATCTGCGTGCGATATCTAAACCCAAGGTGTTCAGCGATATGCGCGTTGAGTGCGGCCATTATCTGCTGTGCTTGGGGGTTCTGCCCGATGGTCTGTGCGATCATAGGGTCTTGCATAAACGACTGGTGAGCCGTTATGTGAGCTTCGTGGTCTTGAGTTAAGAACGCTTTTATAGGGGTACCTGTTAGCGCGTTCATGTTCTCGCTTACGGGATCAGCAGGTCTAATGTCATCTTCCGTAGGGACTAACTTATCAGCGTTCTTAACGCCGAGCACTTCAATCATCTGACGATGTAATTGAGGGAGGTTGTATATTTGTGGAGCTTGTTGCGACATCTGCAACACGGCTTGGTACTGTACTACTCGTTGAGCCATTGTAGAGCTGTTAGGGTCGCTTACAGGGATTACATCGACCATAGCGTAGTCAGACTGACGTGCTGATACTTCGCCTCTATTAGGCTGGTAATCGTATTCTTCTGGAGCTTCCTCGGCCATGATAGCTTTGAGCATCTTAAACTCTAGCTTCATAGCGTAATGTACGCGTGCTTGTACTGCTGCCATTGGCTTGAGAGTACGTTCTAGCAGGGCTAGTGTAGTACCCACTGGGGCGTTTGCGGACATGTCAGAGATGTTCATATCACTGATAGCGCCTAAACGACGGCCTTCAGTAGTGATCTGGTTCAGCAACGCTAGTAGAGTCTGGCTAGGCTCTTTATAAGGAAGAGGCATGATGTTCTCGCGGATGCTACCTGATGGCACATCAACGTCTTTAAACTCCCCCGGCTCGATTGGGGTGTCATCGCCTTTAATACGCAATCCACGAGACTTTAAGCCCCCCGGAAGGTTAGATAGGGTACCAGCGTCCACCAGTTGCCGTATAATCGACGTTCCTGCTTTGGCGTACCCCCCTACTATATGAATCAATCCAAGACCGTAGAAGCCAAATCCGGGCACGTACACGTAATGTACAAAGTGCTGGCGCTTCATGGTCAGCATGTCTTCCTCGTTCCAATTACGACGAATGGCAAGTACTTCTCCTGTGCCTCGCTCGATTGTAACGATATAAGGTTTTGCTAGTCCGTCCTCGTCATCTATACCTTCTATAACAAGCTCGGCGTGAATCTCGTACACGGTATACCGATCATCGTCGGTGATGTCATAACCACCTTCTTCGGCTTTTTTCTCTTCGATGTCTGTGTGGAACGGCTCTGGATCACCCAGCTCTACGCCTGCATAAAAACCACTAACTTGCAGTCGCATCATTTCATTCTTGGTCTTACGCATTACATGAGTAACACGCTCCGCTGACTCAATGTTAGACGCGCCGTAGGGCACGATAACGTCTTCTGCGGGGATATAAATCGCTACCTGTCTACCTATAGTGGAATCAAAGTAAACCTTCTTAAACGCCGATCCTGCGAGTCCTAAGCTATATAGCATACGCTCGTGCTCAGGGCGGTACTCAACCATGTTCTCGGTAAGCTCGTAGTTCATGTCCGCTTTTACGCGTTCAGCAGCTTCTAGCTTCTCTTTAGTCTCTTTACCTAAAACCTTAACTCTTACGGGGCCAGCGGCAGGGAAAGTCTCACTCATGGTCTCTGCTTGGAAACGAATAGCGGCTTCAGCAAGAACTGTAGAGTTCACGCCACATGCCCCCTGCCAAGGAGTAGTACGCTCTTCGTACTTGAATCCTAGAATATCAAGCCCCTTAACGTATGTTTCAGCCCAGTCTTTACGGCTATCTACGTCAGCGTCTACCATACCTATTAGGTCACCTGATAACTCGTTTAGGTAACTTTCATCTAGTGCGTCTACCAAGTTGGTGTCAAACGACATAAAGTCATCTACTTCAACGCCCGGAATAATAGTAATCTCTACACTACCATCGTCCAGAGTAACCATCTCAGGGTCAACTATCTCTATCTCAAGCTCGTTTCCCCCCTCAAGTTCCTCTACTTCTACGTCTTCGATGCCTTTAGGAGCAGCATATAGCCCTTTCTCAATTGCCATTTTGTAACCTCTTAATAAAACCCGCTACCGCGATGTTTAAAATATTTGATCTCTTCTGGCTCATCAGTAGGTAATCGTATAAATCCACCCTGCCTGAACCGCATAAGTGCCATGACTGTAGAATCCACCAGATCGTCATTACTCATAAATGGGAATCCAGCGATCTCTTCTACTACTTCTTCTGCCCATCTAGTCTGCGGAACCCAACATAGTCCAGATTGCACAATATCAGATACAGAGTTTAATCGCGCTAGTTTATCACCAGAACCCCTATGAGGGGTATATTCTTGTACAAGTAGCCCCATACGCCGCATTTCTTGGTATAACGCGACTCCTGAACTCTTTTTCTCCACGATAAACGCGTCTGGTTCCCATTCTGTGTACTGATCCATAGCTAATTCTTTAAGCTCATGGAACTCCATACGCTCTTTTATACTATTAAGCAAGATTATATTATACGCTGAAGTCTCCTCATTAAGAAACACCCCCCATGTAGTCAATGCCGTGTAATCCGCACGGTTGTGTTTTTCGGCTGCGGAGTCCAATGACATGATCACATACTCGCAACTGGGCGGGCGTTCCTTCTCCCACTCGTTCCACCACTCTCTTTTAACTAATGCGGCTTCTTCTGCGGTAGGTTGTTGCTGATACTGAGCATTCCACTGGAACACAGGCATGGATGCTTTGGTACGTAATAATGCCTCAAGGTCGAAAAACTCTGGCCATAAGGGTTTTTGTATGGGCTTACCTGTGTCTTTGTCGTCTACATCTAGTATTGCAGGAAACTCTATGACCTCATACTGGTCAGCTCGCTCGTTCTGGGCCATATCCTTGACCACGCGCCCTGTCAGGTCGTCCATATGCCATCTAGTCTGGATGATAGCTACACTACCCCCCGGCATTAGACGAGTACGAGCACCGAACGTAAACCACTCGTATGCCTTCTCAAAGACAACAAAGTTGCCGTTAATCACGTCTTGCTCAGAGTGTGGGTCATCTACCAATAGTAAATGGGCACCGCGACCAGCCAATGCAGAGCCAACACCGCAGGCGTAGTACTCCCCACCTACACTCGTACTCCAGCGACCGGCTGATTTAGAGTCACTGGCTAACCTTACGGTAGGAAATATGTCTGTGTATGCTTCACTAGAGATTAAGTTACGCACTTTACGTCCAAAATCCACCGCGAGATCGGTTGTGTGCGACACCATCATCACTTTCTTGTCTGGATTACGCCCCAAATACCACGCTGGGAAGAAAATAGACACTAGTTGGGACTTGCCATGGCGCGGAGGGATATTTACGCACGCTCTATCCTTATCCCCACTCTCAATAGCCATTAATAGGTCGGCTAGAATCCTATGATGCTTACCAACAATGAAGTCAGGCATCATAAGTTTACAAAATTCAATTAAATCGTCGTACGCGGCCTTAACTATACGTCTTTTACCCAGTTCATCGACAAGTTTCTCTATCTCAGCCACTTCATCGACACTAAAAGTATCAATGTTATCCAACATATGCTGGATTTCGTCCTGCGTAAAGTCTGCGGCGACACTACTCACCGGCTGCTAACCCTAACTCAGCGTCAAGGTCTATTATTTCACCGTTCAAAACAACTTCATCTACCGGATTTACTAGCTTCTCTAGCTTCCTACGCAGTTTTGCCTTCAAATCATCCGTTGACTGGTGTGTAACAGTCACTTCTGACTTCTCAGAGAACAGCCCTACGTCTGAAATCTTACCCAGTAGCTCCAACGCTCGGATACGGACGCGTGGATCGGGGTTCTCGGTCTCTAGGATGAGTTTATTTGTTACAAGGTGGCGTACCGATACAGCAGATTCTACTACTGAGGCACCAAATTCGGTGAGTATGTTACCTGTAAGCACCAAAGAGGCAGGTGTTAGGGTAGCCATACGGTTGTTCGTGGCTTTCTTCGATGTTTTTTCGGGGTCGTCGGCATACGCTATAGCAATTTTAGCTGCTATGTCTTCGTCTTCTTTGTTGGGCTTCAATTCTAACCCGTGGTCTGCTAGCTCTAAGGCTGTAGTTCTTGCTGCTTGCGTACGGACAGTCAAGTCCACCGCAGGATCGTCATCAAAAAGCGGAACCCCTGTCTCGGGTTCGAGTTTAATCGTCATATCGTACATCGCAGGTTATTCACCGGAGGTGCATTTGTAACACACTTGTTTTACAGAAACAAGTATAGAGGAGTTGCCCATACCATTTATGGTATAACTTGCATACTAAACCAACATTTCAAATCATAACCAATAGCTTTTATAATGCACTCTTACTCACCAACCAAGGGCCAGACATGATTGTTTACATGATTTACTTCGTAATAATTTCTTTATTCGCTGTTGCAGTAGAAGACCTCTCCTAAGCCACACTCTAAAAATCCTA